CAATTAAGGAGTCGGGTATGGTTGCCCACCTTAAGCTTCGGCATCCGCACCAGGGTAAATTCCTTCCACGCCTTTTCAACTGAAAGCCCCGAAGATTCTTTAAAGGCGTCCGTGCCTCCGGTCTCTAATTTCTCAGCCAGCGCATCGCGGTGCAGGCGTGCCTCAAGGCGGGTATTAAAGAACGTGCGTTTCTCTTTACCTCCAATGCGCGAGAAAACAACGTGGCGGGCTTGCCCTCGCACCGTGGCCTCGCGGATGGTGATAACTGGCTTGTTGCGTCGTGTTGCGTCCGTTGCGTCCATAATGGCATTTTAAGCCATTTAGAGCAACTTTCAACAAGTTTCAAAGGTATTCAGAGAAAACCCGCTCAGCCAATGCTGAAGCGGTTTGAGGGGCTGTAGAGAGGAGAGCCGACGACGAGACTCGAACTCGTGACCTATCGATTACGAATCGGAAAATGGGTGCTGATTATTAGCAACTTACAAGAGCGTTGCGCGTGCGTTGCGTTTTTGGCTTTTTTCCCCTATGCCAGAACGTCGATTTTTTTGGACACTCGGGAGCGGAGGGTGGCGATCATGTCGCGCTCGGTCATGCCTTTTGCCCACTTCGGCCGGAGTTGGTAGTGCGGTTCGTCGTTGAATTTCCAACGGCCTCCCCACTCGAATCCGAGCGATTCGCCGAGGGGTCCGAGCTCGCGATAGAATGCGTGGTCTCCGTGGTAGGTTTTGCCGTCTTTTGAAAATACGGCGACATCGAGGGCCAGCGAGTAGTTGTGCATGGAGGCCCCACCGGCGGCGTTACTGACCCTAGGGCCACTGGTGGTGCGGCCTTTGGCGTAGAGGGCGTCCTGCTCGGCCCATGTGCGGAGGCCACAGATGCACTTGACGTCGAGACCAAGGGGTGCGGCGAGCTTTTTGGCCGCGAGGATAAAGGAGGCGGCGCGGGCGTACAGATCCGGATGGAGGGTCGAGAGGTTGCGCTCGGATCTTTCGTCTAGGTTCATTTATCCTTGAGGAGTTTGGCTTCGCCGTATTTTGACCACGCGAATGCATGGCTGGTTTCGCCTGGGGATTCGGCCGGCGTGTTGGGAATGTATTTTGCGCTGAGGGCGAGCTGGAGGTTGCCGAGCGAGCCCACGCGGTCTCCGAATGGCGGGATGGGCACGTTGACGCAGGAGGTCAGGAATGCCATTCCGAGGAAGACGAAGGACAAGAGAACCATCAACAGCGCGATCCGGCTGGGTCTCATTTGCCTTTGCGGATCACGTTGATGAGGCCGACTAATCCAAGGCCGGTCGCCACGATTTGGTTCTGAAGCTCTGGCTCCATGTGGACGCCTGCCGCTGTGGCGAGCAGGATGAGCCCACGCCAGGTGGAATTTTCGGATAGCCTGTCGAGGATTTTAAATAAAATGACCATACTATTGGGGCCGCGTGTCAAGTTTGCGCTCCACGCGCTCGATGACGCTGCGGGCGCTGGCGATCACTGAAAGCATTTCGCTGTTGGCTGTTTTGAGGTGCTCCACAAACTCCTCAGTCTGTTTGTCCATTCGGGTCTGGAGGACGTCGAGGCGTCCGGTGAAATAGCGGAACAGGGTGAAGACGGCGGCGAGGCCGATGACGAGGAGGCAGACGAAGAGCCAGCGGTCGGATTGACCGCTGGCGTAGTTCGTTAGCTCGAGGATTTCCTTTTGCATTTAGGAATTAGCCTGGGCGATGAGGTTGCCGACGATGGCCGTCGTGGCCACGTTTGCGAGGCGGTCCGTGTTGAGCAGATCCGTTTTAGCTTTGATGGCGGCGACATCGCTGTTTGCTGGCGCGGTGTAGGCGCTGCCTGCGAGGCGTGTGCTTGTCGCTACGTCCACGCGGGCCAGCTCCACGGCGAGCTCGGTGCGTGTGGCCGATGCTATCGAAGCCGCACTCGGCACGGATGGTGAGTTGGTCAATGTGTCCACGGTGCCGCCGGTGATCGTCTTCGAGGCGGTGGCCCACACGGCGGTCGCGTTCGCGGCGGCTGTCGGTGCGGCTGTGGTCGGGATGCTGTCGATTTTTCCGCCGACGCGCTCGAGGTCGGCGCGGACTGCGGCGACGATGGAAACTTCGCTGAGGTTCGTATTTCCGATCGCGCCGACGATGGCGTTGAGGACGGCTGAACCGTCGGCTTCGTTGAGGAGGCTGCCTTCGACTGCGGTGGCGATCTGCGCGGCGGTCGGCGGAGTTGTGTAGTCTGCATCTGCCAAACGGCTGGAGATCGTGGCATCCAGATTACTGAGCTCTGTCAGCTCTGTGCGAACGGCTGAAGCCACAGCGGCGGCTGTCGGGGCGCTGGTCGGGGCTGTGTAGGCTGCCGAGGCCAGTCGGCTAGAAACCGAGGCATCCAGATTAGAAAGCTCGGTCAGTTCGGTGCGCACGGCGGAGGCCACCGAGGCGGCACTAGGCACGCTCGGCAGGTCGCCGGTCGTGAGGGTTGAGCGGCTCGAGACGCTGGCGTCGAGGTTAGCCAATTTGGTGCTGTTGCTGTCCATTTCCTGCCGGATTTGAACTACGCTTGGGGCGCTACTGGCGACTTCGGCTGTGCCGTCCCACACGATGCTGCCGCTGCCGACATTGGCTCCGGCGCTGCGGAAGGTGAGTTGGTAGGTGCCAGCCGTGCCGGTCATGTTTCCAGAGTAGAATCCACTGGTGCCGACTTCGGGGCAGCTAATGGCAGAGCCTACGGCAGCGCCGGATTGATAGCGTTGGGCGGTGACGGTGAGGCCCGATTTTGCGAGCGCGATATTAAGTTCGTTGGCCATGGTTTTAGGAGTTTAGGATGGTGAGTGTTTCGGTGAGCGTTGCCTCGAATGTGTGCGGGGCGGCGGGCCAGTTGCTGGCTGCGGGGGCGAGGCCAGAGGCGATCATTCCGTCGAGCCAGGCTTGGACGGCGACGAGCTTGGGCGAGGATTTCGCGGAGGCGTCGAGGCGGAGCTTTTGGTAGAGGAGAGTTGTGGAGCGGTTGCCGCCGTAGCCTTGGGAGTCGGTCCATGCCTCGGCGGTGTAAGTGGGAGCGGCTGGCGTGATCCATTGGCCGTCTTGCCAGATCGACTCCTCTCTTGGCTTGGGAGGTGCTGGTTGCCACTGCTCGGCTTTGGGGTTCCCGGATGCGATGAGGGCGGCGATGTAGCTCTCAGGGAGTTCGCGCAGTTCGTTGGTGGTTGTGTTAAGGTAAATCATGGGTAGATGCGTGGATGGTTGGCAACGGTTGCGCCGTTGTTGTTGGTGATGGTCACTCCGCCTTTTTGGTCGATGAGATCGCGGACGAGCGGGGCGTAGTAAACGAGATTCTGCGGGCGGATTTTGTCAGGTGTCATGCCCTTGGCAAGCGAGGCGACTTCGGCGGCGGTTAGGGCGGCGTTGTAGACTGCTGCCTCCGCAATGAGACCGTCCCAGCAGTTGTTGACGGATGGGATGCTAACCATTCCAACTGCCAAAGGCGCACTGCCAGAAAAGAGGCTTGCAAAAATGCTTGTTGTGTTTGATCCGTTGCTTGCCCCGTCCAAAAATGCTTCCAATTTGGTGGATGGAGTATACACCCCCGCTACATGCCTCCAATTTGTCCCTACCGCTGTTGATCCCGTGGCGTTTAATGCACTAATTCCATTGTTTGTAACGATGAAAAATATTTGACCGCTTGAGTTTGTGGTGAGCGCATAAGACCGCTGATTTGTTCCCGTTTCGTATTTAGTCAAAATTCCTCTGGCGGCGGTCCCGTAGCTACCCGTGCTTTTGACCCATGACACAATAGTCAATGCACCACTGATGTCTAAAGCTGCCGTGTCCGGAGTGGTTAGGTACTGGCTACTAGCCGCTGTAAAGTTTCTTGCCATTACGCCGCGCTCCTTACTTCGACGGCGATCAACTCGGCATCGCCCGTCATGGTGTCGTTTGTGGCATCGCTGCCCACGCGGGAAATTCTGATCCGGTAAGGCTCACCGACTGCCACGCTGTCGATGGTGGAGAGCGAGATGCTGGTCGTGGTGGCGATGCCGCTCGTTCCGTTTGCCGCTCCGTTTGCCTCGGCTGCGGTGTCGAATGAATCGGCATCGAGGTCGGTGTTGCCGCGCTCCAATGCCACGCGCCAGCGCACATTGCCGGTGGTGGCGGTGGTCGCCATCCATGTGATTCGCACGCTCAAGCCGCTGGCAAGGTCTGCCGCTTCGGGGATGATTGACGGGAAGATCGCGCTCTCGATGGTGGCATCGTCAAAATCGAGGACGGCAACCGAGTTGCGCGTGTCGAGAGTGGCAAACAGAGTGGCGGGCGGCGAGCTGTGGCGGGGAGTGAATACCGCGAGGGTCTTGGTGCCGGATGCACCGGAGAGGATGGGTGTGGCGATCATGCGTAGGTGAGATTGGTTTTGTTTGACCAAGCGCCGGTGGCGCTGGCTTCGGCGGTGACTTCGCCGTTGGCGTCGGTGGTGGTGCGGGAGATGTCCCAGAGGGCGCTGTCGTAGATGGACCCGCTGTTTGGGAAGTCGGCGTAGGCGAGTTTGCCGTAGTAAAGATTGGATCCGATGATGTCGAAGACTTCGACTTTATCGGGCACCGGACGAGTTCCGATGCGGAAGACATTGCCGCTTGCGTCTTTTGAGTAGAGGCAATGGTCTGCGAGGTTTTGGAGGATCTCTCCGACGCCGAGTTGGTCGCTGGTCGGTATACGACCGGCGATTGAGGATTTTTTGGGTATGATTTGGGTAGCCATGTGGCGTGTTTATTTCGCGGAGACCCCCGCGTGGCGAGGCGCTATGGAGCGCCCCGCCGGGGTTGGTTGCTTTAGGGACTAGTAAACGCCGCCATCGATACTGGCCTCGAGGCTGTCCAGACGTGCGTCGAGTGCGTCGTCTGCACTTGCGCGGGCTGTTGCCTCACTTGTGATGTTGGTCTGTAGGCTGGTGTCAGCGCTGGCTCTCGTGCTGGCTTCGCTTGTGATGTTCGACTGAAGTGTCGTGTCTGCGCTGGCTCTCGAGCTGGCCTCGGATGTGATGTTCGACTGAAGAGTCGTGTCGGCGGCTGCGCGGGCGGACTCTTCTGTGTTGATGTCTGCCTCGGCTGCTGTGACTCTACCGGCCAATGCTGTGGCTGCTGTGTTGGTCACGCCAAGCGCGGTGGTCAGCGTTGCATCACCGGCTTCACGGCTCGAGACTTCGGCTGCGAGTGCGGCGTTGTTGCTGGTCACATAACCGGCGAATGCGGAATCGTTGGTCGTGTCGACCGAATTGATCAAGCTGACGATCTCGGCGAAGCTGTCCTTGTCGGCATCAGCGGCGGAGAGGATCGCGTCAACGCGATTTTTTTCAGTCGTGATCTTGCCGTCGAGGGTTGTGTCTGCGCTGGAGCGAGCGGAGGCTTCTGAGCTGATCGCGGCGGCGCGGTCTGTGAGCTCTTGTGCGAGTCCTGCGGCGATGCCACTTTCAGCACTTTGTGCACGTGAAATTTCCGAATTCAGCGAGGAGGTGAGCGTCGAGTCGCCTGAGCTGCGAAGCGCGGCTTCTGCTGCTACGGCGTCATTAACGAAGGTCTTTTTTGCGAAGATGTGCTCGCCGCCGATTGGCAAAACGCCTTCGGCTGTGCCGATAAAAAGTGACTTGTTTGTGCTGTCGAAGGCGACTTCCCCGACTTGAAGCGAGACCGGACTGCCGGAACCGCGTTTGATTTTGATGATAGGATTAGGCATGGCTAATTAGGTGTTGTTGGTTTTGGTTGGGTGTTCGTGGTAGGGAGATTGTCAAAAACTGCCGCAATCGATGATCGGGATCATGAGGGCGTAGCTGCTTGCGGTGGGCGACCAGCGGTAGGGCATGCCTTCGTCGAGGGCCATGTAGAAGCGGTCGGATTTGCCGGTGCTGGGAAAATTGGAGCGGGTGGGATACTCGACGACGATGCCTGGCAGGGTGAGGTCGAAGCTCGAGAGATCGAGTTGCTGGGTTAGGTTGCTCTCGGTGATCGTTGTCATTAGTAAGCGAGAGTCTCCCGGTTGAGCCACGATCCGGTGGCGGTGGCGACTGCGAGGACGCGCCCGGCGGCGTCGGTCGTGGAGCGGCGGACGGTCCACGCTGTGGCGGTCTCTGGCAGGGCTGGCAAGGCGGGGCGGTTGGCGTTGAGGAGTCGCCCGCTGTAGGTCGTGAGGCCGTCGGTGCTGGTGGCGAATGCGAAGAGGTAGAGGGTGGGATCGATGGGCGGCTGGACGCTGCGGAGGCCGAGGGCGGTGGCGGCGATCTGGGTGCCGACTGCGGGAGCGGCGTCGAAGGTGATCGTGCCGCTGGCTTCGCTGACCGTGTAGTCGGTGACGGGGGTCTGGGTCACGCCATTGAGGGCGACAAGGACATGCTCGGGGTCGTTGCCTGCAAGGCCGTCGATAAGGAATGTGGTCGCGGTGCCGTCGCCGGTGCGGACGGTGGTGTTGATGCTGAGGCCGGGGGCCGATGCAACGATGAAAGCGGATAGGCCGGTGATGTCCGTGGCGGGGTGCGTGTGGACGGCGTCGGCTTTGTTGGCCAGCTCGGCGGATACCCAGAGATCGTAGGCGGGCGA